AGTAGCGGTATAGGTCGCTGTAGTATCGATGCCTGGGTAGAATACGCCAGTTAAGCTTCCTGTTTCAAAACCGTTATTCGTGCGCGTCATAGATGCCTGAGTGATGATCACTGAAGCATTAGCGACAGGAGTCACTTTCAGTATATCTGCGTAAATCGCGCTGCTGTCACTGGTCGCATTAGCGAGCGTAACTAAATCAGCCATGCCGACTACCATACCGGATCCTTTAGTAGTAATCACGCCATCAATGCTGATGTCGATTCGCTCGTTGCTGATCGAAACGCCTACATCCTGTCCGACGTGGTTGGGCGATGTACCGACCTCCGATGCGCCAGTAAATGCGATAGATGACAGGAATAATCCTGTCGCACTGGATTCTGACGTTGCTCCGAATTTTGCTGTACCGAATACTGTGGCGCTCATAATTTGTAATTTAGGCTGGACAGGCTATAACCTTGAGTTCCCATCTTGTAACTCTGCGGCCTTCACCTGGCTCAGTAACCGATGAACTTGTGCGAATGTCAAATATACGTGCGTTATTGCGGTTGTCTGCGTAGTCAATTATCGACCTGTCGGCTAGAATATTGAAGATGTCATTCTTGTAACCTTCTTCAATTACGTTTGGTGTGCCTGAGTTGTTGGCATCAGCCGGCACTGTTTGCAGTTCTACGGCGATCTCAAAGTCGGTAACTCCATCCATCAGCACCCCGCCTGCTTCGTGCTGCGAGCTACTGGTTTCATAAATAGCTATAAATGGCGGAGTGACATCTGCCTCTTCGCCTGTAATTGCAAGCTGTATGCCGTCGAGGTCGGCGTACTCTTCTTCAATGCGCTTTTCTATCCATTCTCTAATTGATTCTGGTATGTTCATGGTTTGTCCTTTTTGTCGATTGCTTTTAGCCTTTTTCTGTAATACTTCACTGTGTTTTTAAGCCCCATATCTATTGCTCGTTTTAATAGCCCCGATGTCAAAATATAGCCGTCACCAGAGTAGCGTATTTTACTAGAAATGCGTGCAGATGGTCGCATGCCCACTGTTGGCTTTTTTGCGTCACCGTACTTCTGGTGTTTTTGCGCGTATGCCAAAAAGTTTTTGCCAATGTTCTGCTTGTCTTCGCCTTTTTGTGCTTTTGCGATGTCGTTACCTGCGCCTATCCATGCTCCTTTTGCTGTACCAGATCGTGCCAGTCTCGACTGCAAAGCCGCTTGGAATGTTTTTTTATCACATACTTTTCTATCGCGTACATCTAGCTTCGCTGTCTTTGAGTTGCGTCTTTTACGATTAACTTCGATAAACGCATTGACTGCATCTGGGTCATTTAGAACGTCCTTAACGGCTACTGAGTTGCTTTTACCTTGATTTGTAGCTGTGTAACTGCCGCGTTTGTTTTTTTTAAGGTTATCCACAACATTTAAGACGTTGTAAGCGTCGGCAATAATCGCGCTGTGTTGCTTAGCTTTAGTGCCGACCTTGCCATATACCTGCGTTGAAAACGCTAGTTCACGACAGACCTGTACGCTCCACCTGACTACGGCCTGTGAATTGCTCTCGCCTAGTTGCTTAATGAATTTCTTAACGCTACGTTCTAGGCGTGGTCGATCTATGTCTGCCTTTATCATGCCTTGTGTACTTCCTCTAAGTCTAAGGTGGTAAATACTGCGCCGGTGCGTACACCTTCCACTCTAAACTGCTGTGATCGCGCTGTTGCTAGCTTTTTAAGCAGTACGCCGGCTGGCAGTGCTGATGTCTTGCAGACAGCTTGCAGTCGCTTCATTGGCTCAAAGCCGGTATCGCCAAAAGTTTTTGTTTCGTCTACTTCTGATAAAACGCATGAAATCGCCGTGCTGTTGATCGTCACAGTTTCTGATCCGATCATAGCAAATGCACGAGTTGCCGCAGATAGTGCGTGTTCAGATACAATAGACATAGCTAACTATTGTCCTGTATTGAGCGAAAGTAAAACCTAGCCTTCTGGGGCTGCTGTGGTTGATGCGTCGTGTCGGTAGTAGTGCAAGACCTTTTCGATGTGAATGCTTGTTTTTGCACGCCGCCTAGCCTGTAACGCCCAAGCTCGATCCTCGCCGTAGTTTGTCTCTAAGAACTGGCAGCCTGCCACTGTGTCACGCCTCCAAGCGCAGACGTGCCAAGCATCGCGCTGCGTGATTCCTCCAGGTATAAATGCGCCGTCGCCCTGACCGAGTTGAAAAATCACCACGCTTTTTTCAACGTTGTAGGTGGCATCTTGCAGGAACGTTATTACATCTGCACCGCTGACTGCGGCGGCTAGTAACTCGGTGACGTAGTTGTCTGAAATGTCGTCATCATCGTCCACAAAAGCAATGTATTGCCCTCGCGCGATGTCTAGCAGTGCCTGCCGTTTTGCTCCGATGCTGCGGGTGCGGTTGTCACTCAGGCAAAGATGCTCGACCTGCCCCGAACTCTTCAGCACGGAACTCTGAGCCGCGATGCGGGTTTGTAGTGCGTGTAGCTGCTTCTCGCGTCCCGGTATCGTCGGTGTCAGTATTGATAGGATCATTGCTTTTGTTCTTTCTAAAAATTGCGTCGTAGTTGTCTCGGTATGCCGGCGCGTCGCCCAGCCTGTGCCAGTCGCCTTTGTGGGTCTTGCTCATAGCTTTAGTCGCTCGTAGGTTGCCAGCCCTGCCTCGTAGTTTGCTGGGTCGTTGCTACGGGCGTACGTCTCATCGACCTCGGCTTTCCCGAACGCCGGGTGCAAATGTTCGATCACGATGTCCTTAGCGTCGATCACCACGCCGTCGGCGTATGCGCGGTCGGTAAAGTGGTTGTCCGAGAACATGCTGAAAAACTCAGGGTGGAACAGATATCCTTGGTTCTCGTAGCGGGCGCGGTTGAGGATCGCCATGCAAAGTAGGTTGTCGGTGCGGTGTCCGTCGCTGACTGCTAGGACAGCCTGCTTGGTCGTGTCGCCTATCGCATCTAAAATGAGTTTATCCCAGTGCATCGGTGGATCCCAGTCATCAGAAAGTTGGATGAGGATCTCTCCCTTGGAAAACTTCGCAGCTTCGTTCCACGCGGCAACACAGCCTGCGCCTAGATTGAATACATGGCGGCAGGTGACGAATGGCCCGATTGTCTCATCGTCTGGATCAAGCGCAAAGATGTGTTCTATTGCATCTGGGTCTGCTGCTCGGTCTAGCCATGTCGCTCGCGCTTTGTATGCCATCGCCGGTCTGCCGCGGGTTGCGTGCAGCAGGCTGATCTTCGCACCGTGCCGTGCGAAGTGGTTCGCCTCGATGGCGTTCGCCTCCTCGTAGCGGTCATTTGCTCGCAGGCACATGCCGCGCACCTGCACTCCCTGCCAGCCATAGAACTTCTTTCGGCTGTTCCACCACCACGCGGCGGGTGTCGGTAGGCAGTTCATCACTTCCGACCAGCCGAGGGCGAGCGGGAACTGGTTGGCTTTAAGTGCCTCCATTGCCAGCTCGGCGTAGGCTTCGCGGCGGTCAGGTGAAACGGCGATGGCTTGCAGGTAGAGCTGCGAGCGTGTCGCCGCCTCCGGCACCATCTGTCCCATCACGAGGAACGCCTCGTAGCGTTCCGGTTGCCCTGCGTCGGGTGCCATGCAGAGCTTGGCCGCAGTTGCCGTGGCTTCCTCGATCTGACCGAGCGCACGTTCGCTCTGCATCGTGTAGAATAGCTGGCTGCTTGTGATCTTGTCTTCCGGGATCGACCGCAGAATCCGCAGGTTGCGCTCGTCGCTGGATGACTTGCGCTTGCCGTGCGGTAGGTGTAGTATCTGCACCTTGTCGAAACGAGCCATAGGAGCGTCAGGAGCGAACTTGAGCGACTCATGGATGGGATTGTGCCACCGCGCTGCCCCTCGCCTCCAGAGGCGTTCTCGGTGCAATGTGATGCCATCGTCTGGGACGGCGTAGGGCATGAGAACGCCTTGGATGTCGTCACCGAGCTGCGGCAGCATCGCTCGGATCGTTGCGCAGTCCTCCGGCGTGATGATGTCGTCAGTGTCCGCCCACATCAGCCAGTCGCCGGTGGCGAGATCGAGGGCAGCGTTGCGAGCTGCCGCGAAGTCATCGACGTGCGGCCAGTTTTGGGTGTTGTAATATTCGCCAATGACGCAGCCGCGATCCCATGCGATGTCCAGCGTTTTATCTGGCTCCTGATTGCCGCATGCTCGCACCACGATGATCTCGTCGGCGATCTTCTCAAAATGATCGAGGAAGCGGTTGATGTAGTTCTCGGCGTTGCCGGTTATGACGCACAAGCTCAGTCTTTTTTTCATATTTTTTTGCAAATCTACCTGTAAGCTGTCGCCTGTAAAGAAAAACCGCCAGCCCCTTTCGAGACTGACGGCTAAGACACAACCGAGGGAGATTATGCAGGGATGGTGACGATGGCGAGGCCGAGGGTCAGTGCAGGTGTGAAGCCGAACAAGCACTCGAAGTTAGCGAAGTGCTTACCTGTCGAGGTGTTGTAGTGGCGGCGATAGCCCATCGTGATGCCGTTGCTTGCGGTCACTTGCTCGGCGGCGAGATACTCGCCAGCGGCTTGTGGCTCAAGGTAGCGCATCGCCAAGGCGATAGAGTCAGGATGTGCAACGAATCCGCCGAGCTTGGTAAGAGCATTGGCAGGGATTATGTTGGACTCGTAGATTGACATGCCGAGCAGGCGTGGGATCTGACCGTCGCGCACTGCTTCAGCACCGCCGTAGTTGAGTGCTTGAGCAACTCCGTCCGAGGTAAGCAGTCCGGTGTAGATCTCGCTGTCTGCTATGAGTGACAGACGGTCGGTCGGCACGTTGCGCTGGGCAAGTGCTTTGCGAAGTGCGCCCATCTGAGCGATGGTGTAATTCGCGCCGGCGGTCGTGAGGATCGCAGCACCGAAGTTAGCGACCGTGATTGCAGACCAGATGTCGGTAAGAACGATGCGAGCAAGTGACTCACCGGCTTGGATAGCAAGATTGTCCATAACGGCAGCCGAACTGTTAGCGACTTGCACGTCAGTAAGGTCGATGCTGGAGATCCGGTGCTTGTCAATGCTGACAGTAGCGAAGGTGATTGCACCGCCGCCAACTTCGTAAGAGTTGTTGAAGGTGGTTGCAGTAATGCCGCTGATGAGCGGCACGACAATCGCGTCACCTTTGCGACGAGCGTCTCCGCTGAAGTCACGAGTGAATGCGTTGAGGGGGGCGAGCTTTGCCACGAACGCTTGAAGGGCGATCTGGGTAAAGATTTTGTCGTTAAGTGCGATGGTAGCCATATTGGTTTAGTATTTGAGAGTTGAAATTATTTAGACTGAGTAGCGGTTTTTATCGGCTTCGATTTCTGCGCGGTTCGCAACGTAGAAAGCAGCAGCCTCAGCGCCTTTGAGTTCGTTTAAGGTTTCGATGATAGTTTTGGGCTTTGTGTCTGTGATTGATGCACTGCCAAGATCAAGCGGCTCGCCGTGACCCATGCTTGCCAGCTTTTGCGCGGCGGCTGTGTCGATCTTCTCGGCGGTGATGATTGCGATTTCTTCCATTTCCGCGATCTTCGCTTCCAAAGATGGCACTAGCTCGGCCTTGATGCGCAGCTCGATGTTCTCTGCGGTGATCTCGGCAGCTTCTTGCAGAGCGAGTTCGGCAGCGTCGAGCTTGGCTTGAAACTCAGTAGCTTGTGCGCTGATGTCTGCTTCAAGTGAGGCGATGCGCTCGATGGACTCTTCGGAAGATGGATTAGTGAGGCGATTAAGAAAGCTCATGTGCGAAGATTCAGCCCTTTCTTGGCGAAAGTCAACCTGCTCGCCGATGATCTCGTTAATGAAGCCGTTGGCGAGACTTTCCTTTGCGTTCATCCACGTTTCCAGTTTCATCATTGCCCGGATTTTATCCTTATCCATTCCAGTTTTTTCGTGGTAGATGTCTGCGATGTCCTCACTGATTGCTTCCAAAAGGTCAGCTGTCTTACGAAGTGATTCTGCATTACCGACTGCTCCGCTGGATGCGTCGTGGATCATCATGCGGCCATGCTTGACCATAGAGATTTTGTCACAGGCCATGCAGATGACAGATGCCATCGATGCAGCCATGCCGGTGATGGTGGCATTGACGACAACGCCACGGTCGCGCAGAGATTTGATCTCTTGGTAGATGGTGTATCCATCGAACACGCTGCCACCGGGGGAATTGATTTCAATGTCTAGAACGTCAACGGCGTTTTCCGCGCAGTTCATAATCTCGCCAAAGTCTGCGCCTTCGGCAACAGCTTTCGCGCCGAAAAGTCGCCCAATCTCGTCAATCATGCGCTTGATGCTGTCTCCAGTGACAGCTTCGTTGAGCTTGACCTTGCCGCCTTTATTTTCAATTTCGATAATAGTGTTCATGCTGTCTGGTTCTTTAGTGATTTGTCTGTATTTTGATTTTGCCCAAGATGCGCCGGGATCGCCGCCCCACAATGCCCATGCGATGCGACCGGCTGATGGGTAGCCATCTTCGCCTGGGCTAAAGCCGTCTGCCTGTTTGTCTACTTCATGCCGGGCAAAAAAACTGACCATGCGCCCGATGGTATCCTCAGAGAGGTTTGTGCGGTTGCTGATGTCTCTAGCGCGTGCCACGCCTACAGCAGTTCCGCCTCGGTTAAATTCAGCACGCCACTCCAGACCGAGCTTTGCCTCGGCTGCCATAGCCTCAGTTGGTTTAAGGTCAATCGCCATCGGTTGATGTGTCTGGCTGCGGTTGCTCGCTGGCTGTCAAAAGCCGCACGCTGCGAGGGTCAATCTCGACGCCGTATTTTACGTTCTTCTCGCGAATGCTGATGATGGTTTTTGCGGCCTCTTCGGTGCGCTCGTCAATGCTTTCATCCAAGTCCATCGACAGCTCGCCGAGGATCGAGGTTGCGTTGATGAGTCCTTTGTCGTAAAGCGCCATCTTCTCTTTGAGGCTGCGTCCGTCGTCAATGGTCAGTTTCGGCGGGCGGGTGAATCCCCAGTTGTACCATTCAGCAGATCGCGGGATGCGGTTGTTTTCCATCGCCCATGCAATCGCTTTCCTGACTCTCCACTTAGCAATCTTTTCCAGCAACGATTGACGATCCTCGACGAATCGGCACGCCTTGCCGATGTCCTCCCGCTGCGCAGTGCCTTGCCCTGATGGCTTCCAGAGCGTAGCTGGTAAACACGCACCGACCAGACATTGCCGCGCCTGCATGTCGTAGAACTCATGCCACGGGTTGCCGGGTCTGAAGTTCTGATGCTGGGTGATCTTCTCACCTGCTCCGGCTTTGGCATACATGATCCGACCGCCTTGCAGGAATTGCACTGCAAGGTTGCCACAGTCACCTTCAACATAACCCGGCTCTTCCATGTCTGGCCCACCTGTTTCGTTCTCGACGGTGTAGTTCAATGATGACATTGAAAGCAGGTTCATGCGCTCCCACTCTTCGCTCTGCATGATGTCGCGGAGGTTGTTCAGCGAGTGCCAGAAAAGCGGAAGCCCTCGGCGTTGCTCTGGCCAGTAGCGGTCAAATACATGAAGAATAAATTTCTTTTCGATGAACTGCTTGTGCTTCCCGTCAATGTCACAAAGACAATAGGCGACAGGAATTGATGTGCCTGGATAATAAAAGATGCCGTCGTAGAGGTCATACCCAGCGTATTCGCCTGACTTTTGTATGCCGTCAGGAAGTTCTCCGCTGGAAATGCGATGCGATGGGATTTGCTGAATCTGAGGGTAACCGCTTTTTGTCTGCGTCGAATACTCGAATACCTCGCCGTCGCGGTCGATGCTCACCGAGTCAACGAACATGTCAGACGTGAAGTCCGCGATGTCGCCGATTATGTTGCAGATCGGATACCATTCATCTTTCAGCCAGAATTTTGCCGCGTCACCAAACTCTTTATCCTTGCCCTTGTAGGTCGGTAAGAATGCGTTGCCTACCGAGTAAATCCCGATTTGGTTCGATGCACCGACCATCAACGGGGAGTTTAGATACAGCGTGCGGCTCGCCGATTGAAGAGTCTCTCGGTCATACTTTGTGACGATCTTGTGCAGATCGCGAAGGTTCCTTGCCTCGCTAGGTCTATCACCACCTCCCAGGTTAGCGTGACGGGATGCCCTGCGAGTATAATAGGATGTGGCTGCGTTTCCGTATTGGTCTAGTATCATAAGAAAGCGGCTTTTATGGTTCGATTGCCAGCAGAATCGCGGTCAATCATGCTCATGAGTATCTGCAATATCTGCAAACGATCAGCAGGTGTCGAGGTTGCTTTGCCTGAAAATGATTGGCCGTTGACTGTGGCAGATTCTACCTGTATGCCGCCGGTCGTCGATGTGATCGCTGTGGCTGCTGCTAAATACTCAGCTTTTTTAGCCTCAATCAACGTAGAATTTCCACGAATCGCGCGAAAAATTGCCTGAGCTTGTGAGAACGCCGATGCCATGCTCGATAGTTCATCGCTTAGTGGCGAAAGTCAAACAACAGTCATTTATCAAATGAGGGTTTCGCCTCTCGAATCAGTCTCCTCTCGATAGCATCGGCGACAATGATTCTTGATGCCTCGTATCGGTCGAGCATCAGGGAGTCTCCGCTTACTGCTCGCTCAAGTTCCGTTTTCGTCTCTGGGTCAATGTAAGTAGGGGTCAAATAGCGGGGTCTGATTTTTAAGGGTGGCGGCACTTGCTTTCCCTTCAAAGACACCCAGACCTTCTTTTCCTCTTCGTGGTAAATCGCTGATTCGTGGCGGCGGTCATTATCGCGTTTTTTAGTTTCAACGCGCCTGCTCCGATAAACTCCACGTTTTTTATTCATCGTCTTTTGGCGGTGTAAAGATCCGAAACATGAGCGCAGCCGCAATTTGATAAACCTCGGTGTCACGACCGTGGTTGGCTCCGTGCCTAACCCATTTCTTAATCTCCCGCCCTTTTGCGTCCTTTGCTGTCTCTAGCCGTTCTCCGTTCAGCTGCTTTGCGTAGCTGGGCGGTGCATCATCCTCCACTAGCCACTCAGCTCCTTCGCCAGACATGAGCCTTTGCAAAATGTATTGCATCGGCTCGGTGGCGATGTGCCAGCAGGTTGCGGGTTTCTTTTCCTTGGAAAGTGCCACCCAGCGTTTTGAATAAAGCCGAATTTCTTTTTTCGTATCGTTACCCTTTATAGGCCAGTCCCAGCCGCTTTTTCGGTTGCCGTCGCCTTTCATGCCCTGCCATCCATATTTTACAATAATGCCAGCCATGCGCTCTTGGTCGAAGCCAACATCTAGGAATGTGTGCCTCGGCTCGACGTTGTAGCGATCTCGGATCTCTTCGCATTCCTCGACGCTGTTTATGTAGCCGAAGAATAAGCCTTTTGATTCTCCACCCTGACACCATGCCCGGATGCGAAGCCAGAAATGATCGCCGCCGGCATCAATGGTGCAGAACCGTAAAGCCTCGCTGTCGATCTTCTGCCCTTCGGTGTAGTCAGCGCGGGTGTAGCCGCTGGCCTTCAGGATGATCTCGGATGCTTGGAGGTTGTCCGTCCATCCTCGCGCTCGGTCTTTCTGAGTCCATTGTTTGAGCGCGGTGTAGTCTCCGGATTTCGCTTGCTGGTCGGCAGACAACTTCCGCAGCACGTCATCGCCCCAAGGTTGCCACCAGACTGCCGTTCTGTCGGCATGAAATCCTTCATAGCCACGCTGTCCGGTGTCGCTTGTCAGAAGATAGCCGTCATTTTCCTGACAGGAATCATGCAGTTTTCGGCGCGTGGCGATATCATCCGC